ATCCAAACTTGGGCAGACCGAGTGGGATATTTGTTCCATCAGAAGATGTGGTTGTTAATTATGGTGCAAGTGATTTAGATACTTGTGAAAGAGCAACCCATGTAATGAAGAAATCTTTCAATGATATTAGAAAGATGCAGGTTAATGGTTTCTATAGAGATATTGAAATACCTGATGCAACAGGTAATTACAGCGATATCATGCAAAAATACAATGAGTTGACTGGTGAGAACCAAGAAGACTCTTACGATCAAAGGCATACTCTTTTAGAAATGCAAGTAAACTTAGACCTTCCGGGATTTGAAGATACTTATGAAGGAGAGAATACTGGAATACGATTGCCATATGTAGTAACACTTGATTATGGTAGTTCAACTATTCTAAGTGTTCGTAGAAATTATTATGAAGATGATCCGCAAAAACAAAGAAGAAGCCACTTTGTTCATTATCAATATCTTCCGGGAATTGGATTTTATGGCTTTGGATTAATTCATATGATTGGTGGTCTTGCTAAATCAGCTACCAGTTTACTAAGACAATTGGTTGATGCAGGTACTCTATCTAATCTTCCGGGTGGTTTGAAAGCCAGAGGGCTAAGAATTAAAGGGGATGATACTCCTATTATGCCGGGTGAGTTTAGAGATGTAGATATTCCGGGTGGTGCGATTAGAGACAATATAACATTCCTTCCGTATAAAGAACCATCACCAACACTATATCAATTGTTGCAAAACATTGTTGAAGAGGGAAGAAGGTTTGCAAGTATATCAGATATAAAAGTATCGGATATGAACTCACAAGCCCCTGTGGGTACTACTCTTGCATTGCTTGAAAGGAATATGAAAGTAATGAGTGCAGTACAGTCTAGGCTTCATGCAGCAATGAAAAAAGAATTTGATATTCTTGTTGGTGTTATAAAAGATTTTGGAGAGCCTTCCTATCCATATGAAACAGAAGAAGGCGAAGATATAAAAGCATCAGACTTTGATAAGAGGGTTGATGTGATTCCAGTATCCGATCCAAATGCTGCAACAATGGCTCAAAGAATTATGCAATACCAAGCTGCATTTCAATTGGCAACAACTGCCCCTGAGATGTATGATCTAAAAGAACTTCATAGACAGATGCTAGAAGTTCTAGGTATTTCTGATGTTGATGAAATTGTTCCAGACGAAGATGATATTAAACCTGTTGATCCGGTATCAGCAGTTCAAAATTTAATTAATAATGTTCCTGTCAAAGCATTTGAGTTTCAAGATCACGATGCGCACATTCAAACTGTTGCTGCTGCACAAGATAATCCAGAAGTTCAAATGTTGCTTGAGAAGTCTCCAAATGCACCAGCTATAGTAGCTTCTGCCTCTTCATACATTAACGATCATTTGACTATGAAATTTAGAGAGCAAGTTTCTCAGGAAATGGGAATTGAGTTACCACCAATCGGTGAGCCATTGCCATCTGATGTAGAGAAAAGAATTTCTGAATTGGTTGCTGAAGCTGCTTCTAGGGTTACGCAGAAAGCAATACAAGAACAGCAACAACAACAAATTATGGAGCAACAGCAAGACCCAATTATACAAGCTAGGTTACAAGAACTTGCAATTAAACAAGCTGAAGTTCAAAGAAAAGCGATTGGCGATCAAGCTCGATTACAACTTGCTGCACAAAAACAAATATCACAACAACAACTTGAAAAAGAAAAACTTTCTACTGAAAGAGAGATTGCAGGAATACAGGTTGGACAAAAAATTGCTAGTGATTTGCTAGAACAAGAAAAAGCCAGTAATAAACAAGCTAGAGAAGATTATCAAAAAGGTCTTGACATTGGTTTAGAAATAGCAAAAGATAGCACTAAGAATGATTAATGATGTCAAAGAGCTATCTCTTTCTGAATTTTTACAAAAAAGAATAAGAGAAAATATGCATGAACACGCAGATTTTATTTCAACAGGTTCTTGTAAAGATTTTGAAGAGTATAAAAAGATAACAGGAATCATCGAGGGATTAGCCCTCGCAGAACGTGAACTTCTTGATTGGATAGAAAGGCACATTAAAGAAGAATAGGAAACTCGACTCCTAAAGTCGTGCAAATTATGACAGAAGAAAAATCTGAAAATAAACAACCAAAAGAGGTCAAAGACCCAAAGGTTAGCGAAGAAACTAAAAGTCAACTTCCTGATCCTGCCGGATGGAAAATTTTAGTTGCAATGCCACAAGCTGAAGAAAAAACAGAAGGTGGTATTCTTAAAGCTAAACAAACAATCAAAGACGAAGAAGTTACAAACATATGTGGATATGTCTTAAAGATGGGTCCAGATTGTTATGCTGACTTAAATCGTTTTCCTACAGGCGCATGGTGCGATATAGGTGATTGGGTTGTATTTAGAGCTTATTCTGGCACTCGTATGAAAATGTATGGACAAGAGTTTCGTTTAATCAACGATGATACTGTTGAAGCAGTAGTCGAAGACCCAACTGGAGTAGTAAGAGCATGAATGAGCAGACTGTAGAAACATCTATTGAAACAGAGTTTCAGCCCAATGAAGATGGTGAGTTAAAACCACAAACAATGGAAGATAAGTTTTTTGGTGTTAAGACTGAAATAAAAAAAGAAAAACAAGAAGAAGATATTTCCGTTGAGGTTGTAGATGATACGCCACAAGAAGATCGCAGACCTCCAAAAGCAGAGACTAAAGAAGAACCTGTAGAAGATGAAATAATAGATAAAGAAATTACAGATTACAGTAAACGGGCTGGTGATCGTATTAATAAAATAAAATACGAATATCACGAAGAAAGAAGGGCTAAAGAGTCAGCAGAAAGACAAACAGAAGAAGCCGTTAATGCATTACAAACATTAAGGACAGAGAACCAAAGGCTAATGCAAATGGTTCAAGAAGGTTCTAAGACTCTTACAGAAAGTCAAAAAAATAATGTTGAATGGGCAAAACGTGATGCACAAGCAAGATTAAAACAAGCCTATGAAAATGATGATGCAGAAGCAATGGCTAAGGCACAAGAACAATTATCACAAGCTACTGTGGCTGAAAGAGATGCAACTCAATATGAGGCTCATTTAAATCAACAAATTCAACAACTTTCAGCACAATCACAAAACCAAGTTCAACAACCAGAAATGCAAATTGATAAGGATATGCAAGAGTGGAGTAACAAAAATACTTGGTTTATGAATAACGCAAATCCACAGCATCAGAGAATGACATCATTCGCTATGTATTTGGATCAAGAGATTAGAGATGAAGGGATAGACCCTGCTGGGAATCCTACCCTTTATTATGATGAAGTTGATAAACGAATGAAAAATCAATTTCCAAGTTTCTTTGGTGTTGAAGTAGAGCAATCTATTTCAGAACCAGTACAAGAAAAAAAACAACCATCTAATGTGGTTGCACCTGCAACGAGGAATAGTGGGTCAAACAAAAATCCTCGCAATATACGATTGACTCAAAGCCAAGTAAATCTAGCACGAAAACTTGGAGTAACACCTGAGCAATACGCAAAAGAACTGTTAAAGGAGTAGTAAGTGGAAAATATTAAAGACACTGAAAAATCCATCGAGCAAAATAACGAAGAACAACCTTCGCAACAAGTGCGTACTCCCAGAGGGAGCGATGACCGAGAGGTTACCCAACATACAGAGAGTTGGGATAATCCATCAAATTTACCTAGCCCAAATCCACATCCAGATTGGGTTTATCGGTATATCCGAACAAGTTTGTTAGGAAATGCTGATAACCCTAATGTCTCTAAAAAATTTAGAGAAGGTTGGATACCATGCAAGTCTGAAGATCATCCTGAGTTACATATACACATGATGGACTACAAATCTGACTGGGCGGATAAAGGCAACATTGAAATTGGTGGGCAATTATTATGCAAGATGCCTAGAGAAAAAGCGGAAGCTAGAGATAACCATTTCCAAAAAATGGCTAAAACTCAAATGGAATCTGTTGATAATGTTTATTTTAAAGACCAAGATTCTAGGATGGCTACCAAACAAGTTTTTGAAAGAAAATCTAAAACAACATTTGGCAGAGAGTCCTAGTTCTTAATTAAATTAAATTAAATTTTAACTAGGAGATAACTATGGCTAGTTCAGCGACACCTCATGGTGCCAGACCTGTTGGCTCGTTAGTATCTTGTGCATACAATGCAAAAATCACACATTACAAAATCAAAAATGCGTATGGTACATCCATATTCTATGGCGATATTGTAAAATGGGCAGACGATAACCCGAATACTACTATCCAAAAAGATACTGGTACTACGGCTTGTACGCCTATTGGGATTTTTCTTGGCTGTGCTTATACTGATCCAACCACAGGTCAATTTACCCCAAATCAATATTTCCCAGCATCAATTGCTGCGGATGATATTGTTGCATATGTTGCATCTGACCCATTTTTGGTCATGCAAATGCAATCTGATGAATCTCTTAACCAAGATGACTTGGGTAAGAATGTTGCAGTTGTGCAAACTGCTGGTTCTACTTCCATTGGAACAAGTAAGAACGCAGTAGATGGTAGTACAGCAGCAACAACTAATACACTTCCTTTGAAGATTGTCGACTTTGTTGATGGTCCAGATAGTGCTATTGGTGATTCTTATACAGATGTACTAGTGATGTTCAATGTAGGACATCAATTACTTAACACAACAGGCATAGGCTAGGAGGAAATCATGGCAGCTATATCAAGAGCTAATGAGCTAAAACAACTCCTTCCGGGCTTAAACGCTTTGTTTGGGGAAGAGTACAACAATTACGAGAACGAGCATGAACAAATTTATGCAACTGAGAACTCTGATCGATCTTTCGAAGAAGAACTCAAGTTGTCTGGATTTGCTGCTGCTCCAGTGAAAGATGAAGGCGCATCAATATCTTACGATACAGCGCAAGAATCTTTTGTGGCTCGTTATACACACGAAACTATTGCTTTAGGATTCAGTGTTACTGAAGAAGCGATGGAGGACAATCTTTATGTCTCTCTGTCAGCTAGATACACTAAAGCTCTAGCGAGGGCAATGGCTTACACTAAACAAGTGAAAGCAGCTTACCCACTGAATAACGGGTTCACAAACAGTTTTCAATCCGGTGATGGGGTAAACCTATTCACTGCGAGTGGAGATGGAGTAACAGGCGGTGATGGACACCCTCTTGTTTCTGGTGGCAAAAACTCTAACAGACCATCCACAGGTGCTGACTTGAATGAAACATCTCTTGAAGATGCAGTAATTCAAATTAGTAAGTGGACTGATGAAAGAGGACTTAAAATTGCAGCTAGACCAAGAAAGCTGATCGTTCCGACTGATCTTCAGTTTGTTGCTACAAGACTCCTTGAAAGCGAGTACAGAGTAGGAACTGCTGACAATGACATTAATGCTGTTAGGAGCAATGGTGTGATTCCAGAAGGTTATGCAGTCAATCATTATTTGACTGACACAAATGCTTTCTTTATCACAACTGATGTACCTGATGGTATGAAGCAATTTGTCAGAAGTCCTATGACTACTAGCATGGATGGAGACTTTGATACTGGTAATGTAAGGTATAAAGCAAGAGAAAGATATTCCTTTGGAGTATCTGATCCGCTTGGTATCTTTGGTTCACCGGGATCAAGCTAAGATATTTAGGGGAGGCTTCGGCTTCCCCTATTTTTCGTTTCTAGGATAATTTTATTTTCTATCAACTGACCTAGCAGACTTTGCCAAGATGATAGATTATTTCTTTTAGGAGAAAAAAATGGC